AAGACGGAGTATCACCCCCGTTAATAGCGCCCATATGCACAAAGCAATAAGCGTATTCATAGGCCGATACATCTACGAAGCTGCCACTTGCCGGATAATCCGCGGCGGACAGGGCGTCCTCTGGAGAGGTCTGCCCTAGTACGACCTTATGTTTCCGACCGAAAAGCTGTGTCATTTCAATTATCTCCTATGCCGAAGTCTTCTGTACGGCGAGCTTCCAGGGCTCCATCACTCGGCCACCGACGCGGCGGCGGATCTGGAACTCGACCTTATTGATGCCGGTATTCGAGTCGTTGTATCGCTGAATGGCCAGGCCGGTACGTTCTACAATCCAGTACCCCGACAGGTTGCCATAGATCAGCGGATACGTGCCCGCGCTCACGTCGGGCATACTCTCTGACTCTCGCCAGATGCTCTTCATAAACGGCTCGCCAACCTCGACGTACTCAAAGTAGGGTCGGCTGATGCCGTCAAGCAGCACCTCAATGTCGCCGCCGGTGTCAGAGTTGCCGATCCAGCTACCATTTTGCCCGCGATACTGAGACGCTACGCCGCGCCGCAGGCTCTTGAGCCCCGACATGGTCAAGTTGTCCGCATGGCCCGTATTAACCTCGGACAAGCTGTCGGCGTTGGTCGATCCAGGCAGGATACCGCGCGGCTTGTTGGCGCCGTCGCCGGTAATGAAAGCCACGTCTTCGTCCATAGCCATCGTGGTTGCCACAAGATCGACAAACACTTGCGCCAGGTTCTGGGCGTCCTCTAGCAAGGACACAGACCAGGGCACCTTGTAGGTATACAGATCGACGGGCACTGTCTCAAGCCCGACCTCAAAGTTGTCCTCAGTTGAGTCTTCTGTCTCGCCACCCCAGAGGCCGCGCATCGCCGAGCGATACTGGTCGCCGCCGCCGGTGATCTTCAAGAAGTCCATAGACTTAGAGACGGTCTGAATGACCAAAGCGCCGCCACCACGCACAGCGGTCAAGCCTGGAAGACGCATGATGATCTGAGAGCCGTACTGTGAAGGCACAGCATAGCCACCCAGAACGTCGTTGCCCTCGACCATCGTAGACTTGATCTCTTTGACAGAGAATCCGTTGCGCAGCATGTCGCTAACTGTGGATGGCCCCCACGTTTGATGGCCATAGCCTGGCGTTGTCTTGCCATAACGCATATAGCGCGTAAAGGCGCGCTGCTCTTCATACGCCTGCTGACGATAGTCCTTGCCGTACAGCTCTTTGAGCACCGTCGCAGTCGTGCCGTCCAGGTCGCCACTAAAACGCAGGGCATTGACGGCCTCTCGCAAGGCGTCGGCGCCTGTGTCTTTCGTCTCAAACTGGTCGCCCGTCTGTTCGGGAATAGGCACGTCGAACTTTTTCACTGGAGGCGCAGGTTGCATACCGGCGACTCTCTCAAGGCCAGCGAGCGCCTTTGTGTATGTCTCAGCTTCGGCGGCGAACTGGTCGCCCTCTTCGATGTTGCCCTCTTCGTAGGCTTTCTCAGCGTTGGCCAATGCCAGCGCCAGTTTCTCTTTCAGATTCATTGTGTCTCCTACAGTAGTTCTGCGCGGATGCGCAATAGTCGTAGCTTGCCCAATCGTTGCTCAATCACCTTTTGCTGCGCGTCCTCCGCGCCTTGTTGCTCTGGCAACTGCAACCCGAGGGCTCTATACGCCGTTCGTATTTCTGTCGCTGGGCGGTCGATCATGCGCCACTCAGCGGGCGTCACTGTATAAGTGCTCTCGTATACCGGCCATTCCAGAATCTCGCCGTCAGAGGCGAATCGCGCGCCGCCTGGAATAGCACCACTTGAGGCGCGTAGCGTGCCAGTACGTACCAGGTCGGCAATCCACGCCTCGTATTGCTCAGCTTTTGATAGCTGTTCTTGCAACCAATCATCATCGCCGTCGCCTTGCACAAGGGCGCCTTTGATGTCTAGGCTAGTCTCGATCCACCAGCCCACACTGTCGCGCTCCATAACGTCCGTCTTGCCGATCACCGCCGCGCCTAGCCCAGCGTCATAGCCGTGATGGTATAGTGCTGGCATAGCGCCGATGGCCTTGTAGACTGAATCAACGGCCTTTGTCTCTAGCGTGAACCACGTCCCTTCCAGGTCTTTATGCCGATTGTCTCCAAACAGCATCAGATAGACGCCCAGCCGCTTGCCGCCCAGCGCCTTGACGCATAGCTCTGGCGCGATAGGTTCCGGCGCGCCCTGATCTTCTTGCTGTGTTTCGTTTGTGTCCATGTTCACCTCTATGGCGTATTCCATATGCGTCCTATCACGGTGTCAATCATCTTGATAACGCGCTCGCTCACTTTGTCTAGCGTCTGCCGATCTGTGCGCCAGCCCCGCGCCTTGTGGAATCGCGCTTGAGTATCGGCGCCCTGCACGTACCGCGCATAGCTGGCCCTAGTGCCCACAGCCGCCCATGTCTTGCCGCTCGATGTAGTCCATGATCTGCCTAGTGTCTGCGATGTTTTGCGCCCGCCGACAGAGCCGTCTTTGCGCACCCACTTCGGGCCATAGCCTCGCTGGTACCAACTGTTCGGCCCGTCGCTACTCCATGATTTGGGCAGGTTGGCGGCGGTGCTCTCTGGATAACGTGCTATGTCGTGGTGCATCATAACCGCGCCCGCACGGAATACGCCCTTTAGATATGCGCCGCCCGCAATTGTGCCTAGCGCGCGCTGTGCTGATTTGATGCCCTTGATCTCAATGACTATGCCTGCCATTGGTGAGTCTCCCAGCAACGACAATTCTTGACAACCACCCCTGATGCGATGTATAATGAATACAAATCACACTGGAGGTCATAAACATGTCCCGCAAAATCGAAATACCTAATCTTGACGATCTGCTCAGGCGTTACGTGGCTGGCAAACCGGAACAGAAACTGGCTCGCGAGGCGGGTGTCAATCGCTGGACTTTCCGCCGACGACTCATAGCGGCCAATATCAAGCCCCGCAACGTGTCCGACAGTATGTACATTCGTTGGGCCAACGCGAGCGCCGACGATAGGACTAGGATGCTCGATAACGCCCACGCCGCCACCAGAGGCCGCACTGTCTCGACCAGCGAAAAACATAGACGTGCGCTCGGAAAAGAACGATCCTGTAGCCATACTTCCCCGACCGAAAACGTGTTGGCTATCGACATGCGCGCTATGGGGTTCAGTGTCATTCAGCAAAAGGCTGTTGGAATATACAATGTCGATGTCGCCCTTGACATTAGCTCCGTCGCTGTGGAGGTCTTTGGCGGCGGCTGGCATTCTTGCGGCCACCATGCCAAACGATTCTTTGAGCGTACTGTATACCTGCTCGATCATGGCTGGCATGTGGTCATTATCTGGGTCGATAGCCGCCGCTATCCCCTCGGGCGCGGCGCTGTACAATACCTTGTCTCGTTCTGTCAGGAATTGAGCCGCAATCCATCCTCGCTCCGTCAATATCGGATGATTCTCGGTAACGGTAAGGATGCGCCCGTTTGCAAGTCTCACTTCAATCGCCCGGCCGACATAGAACGACTTTGCTGCCGCAACAACGCCGCCGGGGGTTATAACTTTGTTTCCAGGTAGAATGCAATTTACGTGAGCTGGTATCTCATCAACCGTCCAGCCTGCGCTCTTCGGCTTGTCATCGTTTGGCCCACAAACCGGGCACACAAGCTCGTCTCTGTTCGTATGCCAGACTGGCTCTAGCGTTAGACCCTGCGCTCGCAATTGCCTAGCGGTCAAATCCTGGCCTCTGGCAAAGGCTCGCGTCGTCTCTGTGACTGCGATGCTTTGCGCTCTCGACTGGCCGAACATCGGCGTCAGGCTCTTTTCCAAATCGCCAATGGTTGCTCCGGGAGTCTCGATGTACTCGGCAACTTTGCGCCCGACATAGCCGCGAGTTGTGCCGTCAACGCCCCTGACAAGAGCGGCTGAGTATGCACGCGCCCATTGCGCGGCGTCGTCTGCAATCAGGCCCCAGTCAACGCCCATCGGCACAGACGTTAGCATCTCTTCGGCGGCTTCTAGCGCCATGCGCTCTAGTATCGGCTCGATAACACGAATCAACTCTTTATCCTCTGCGGACCAGAACGCCGCGTCTAGCTTCGACATGTCAGGCGGATCTCCTAGCTTATCCATGATACGCTCTAGCTGTTGCCTCAAGCTGAGGCGCGTTGCTCGGAATAGCCTCAGCTCGCCCGTGTCTTTGGCGTCTCCGTTCG